CCAGACAGTCGTTGTAAGACACAAGGAGTATATTGGTGATGTTGTATCATCATCGACTGCTGGTGTTTTTAATCAAACATCGTATCCTATTAATCCTGGTTTGTCTACGACTTTCCCTTGGCTTTGGGGCATAGCAGATCAATATCAAGAGTACACCTTTAAAGGTTTACTTTTTGAATTTAAGAGTTCAAGTGCAGATGCAATTGCTTCAAGCACCAATACTGCTTTAGGTACGGTTATAATGACGACTCGTTACAACCCCTTGCTACCTGCACCTACAGGTAAGCTTGATGCGCTCAATGAGTATTATTCTTCTGATGCTAAACCGTCAGAAGATTTTTGTCACTTCATTGAGTGTGATCCACGTGAAAATCCCTTCAATGTTCAATATGTAAGGGATGCTCCAGTTGCTGGTAATATACAGAACTACGACTTAGGTGAACTCTTTGTCTGCACTTCTGGTCTTCAAGGTACCAGCAACGTTTGCGGTGAATTATGGGCTTCTTACGAAGTTGAGCTTCGTAAGCCTATAATCACTGATGGATCTACAGCTTTGTCATACTCCCAATTTTCAAGTTATTCTACTACTGGTATATCGACCACCAATTATTTCGGTACAGCCCAGGTTAATACAGTGCAGGGCCTCCCAGGGTGTTCTATCACACTCGGACCTAATACTATCATTATTAACGGTTCCTATCAAGGGGCTTTTATGGTGCTCTATTATGTTCAGGGTTCAAGCAACACTGGATGGGTTCAACCAACTTTTACTCCGGCTCTCAATTGCACTGGATATAGCGGTTTCGCTAGTAATGTGTCCAATGCATTGACTGCCAATGCTGGTAATGGTAATGGTAGATTGATCAATATTTCTCTGTATGAATATCAGAGTAATACTGTTGTATCGAATGTTATGACTATTGGTTTGACTGGAGGAACTTATATTGCTGCTACAGCAATGGAATGTTGGATCATTCCTATCAATACAAGTTCCTTCTAGGTAGTATAGTCCAC